TATTACAAAAGAACTTGAACAAGAGATTGAAAGGGCTGTTGAAGATATCTACAAACCTAACACTGAAGAAGAGTTCTAAAAACGGATTCTTTAACTTTACAAAACTGAGTGAGTACCCAAAATGAACTCCATTGACTCTGAACTCTCAACCCTACATGCCCGTATTGCCCAACTTGAAAAAGAAAAAAACACTCCACCTCCTCCAAAGATTACACCGCAGAAGTTACTTGAAGAAAGACTGAAAAGAGCTAAGAATGATAATAGTAGGCCAAAGGAATCACCTATTGCTACAGCCTGTAGATTTTCAAGAGCCTCAGAAAATGAGATGCTAGAGTCTATCGTTGAGGCTTTGAATAAAATCAATGCTCGTCTTGATGCACTTGAGAAGAAGTAAACCTAAATATCCCACAGATTCATAGTCTTCACTTGGAGTCGGATGTATTTTTCCATGGTAGCATTCATCTCATCAATCTCCATAGCAGATTCGCAGAGTGTTTTAAATAGACAACCAAGACATCCTCCTAAGACACTGATTTTGTCGGAGATTCTATGATCAATTAGATCTCCAAAGTGCTTTCTGTAGATTTCGTAATACGCTTCAGTAGACTCAAGTTTATGTCTTTGTCTTCTAAGAGTACCATCAAACTCCATTTCAATCTTCCTTTTAGCAAACTTAACCATTTCATTGGCCACTAACTCAATTTTATCGTTGTAACTCATTTTACCTTAGTCTAGTCATGACTTTTCAATTCGTTTTTAGAGTAAACCGATTACACAGACTGAGCGTAGATTCAGTATACAACATGGCTAAACTAATCTCCAGAGGCAATGATCTTGGGTTTACGATTTTACCCTATTCTGAGGGTGATTGTGGTGAGCTTGAAAAGGAACTACTTGACAATCCTAGTGACAGTGTCCTTGGATATGTGACTTGTTCACGTAAGTTTAGGTATACCGAGTCAGGCAAAGTGACCGAAGTGGGTGATCATTGGTCACTGGACATTCTCAATGAGTTTCCATACATTGAAGAGAATGGGCCATGGATTGTCTACACGTGCTGCCCTGAACAAGCAGAAATTGCATTCCATAAGATTGGTGCTAATGAAGTGCTACACGTTCACAACTGGGATACATGGTCGATAGAAGGCAAGAAAGCTAAAGTAGCAGTGGTGACTTCTTGGGAAATCTTCTAAGCATGCAAATCAGCATCGGCTGTCCGCCATGTTTTTCCATGAAGTACGAAGGAATGCACCCGGGCCATTCCCCACGCATGAGGAGAAGCTCCTGGTCGATGACCTGTTCTCCATGCAGCCATTCCGCGATTGTAGACAGTTCGTAGTGTTGAAAGAGGCACTCCACTTGCCTTCGAAATCTCAGGTAGGCTCTTTGCTTCAGGATGTTTAGAATGCCACCGTGATGAATAGGATGACTTGCGCGTGCGTACACCTTGATCGGTTTTAAACGGTCTGTACGCTTTCGCAGATTTCCATGAGAGTTTAGAACGCTTTTCTATTTCAGATCGGCGCAAAGTCTTAGCTCGATTCGAGAGTCCCCGGTAATACTTCAGAGGATAGTACATTGTCTTTAGTGGTCAAAAAACGGATTCCGTATCGACCATTTCGAAGAACTTTGTTTAATCATCGCAATCAGCGAATACATCTGAAACATTACGATGAACATTCAGATACTCTCTTTTTAGTTCTTCATAATGAAGTTGAAAACATTCCGTACATACTCGATGATTAACTCCATAACTCCATAACGGATCAATATACTCGTTTTTACACTTCAAACATCCAAGTCCACGCTCCCATAATGGAATATTGCGAACCCAAAACGCATTGCGCATCGTTTCAAACGAAGTTTTTGACTTTTTATATGGCTCAAACTCTTGCCAGAAGTCACATGCAGGTTCAACATCTAAAGTCGCGTAGAAGCCCTTCCAGTAATTTGGTCTAGAGAGAGGACAAGTGAAAAACATCTTTTCCTTATCCTTCTTCATATTGATCTCACATGGGTATCCATGTTTGCAAAGAGGTCTATCCTTGATATGTTCGGTTATACCTTTACCATTACAGAATGACTCACATCGACTTTCGGTTGTATATTTTCCACCACGTATATCGTTATTAAGAATACCTTTTTCAAGCATGAATCGTTCTACTATTCTGTTTTCAACATCGAGATATCCATTATCATTCTCCCCGTTCCAATAAAGCGCACTTTTTGTGTTTAATCTTCCTTCTAACATATCATCATAGTTCTGCATGAATATGATGTTATTTGGAACATGATATAGACCAAGTAGTTGAGTAGGTTTAATATTACGAGTATTCACACCTCCTCTACCTGTTTGGTGTTCATTAAAACGTTTGTACAATCTGATTGTTTCACCAACGTAGATATCTCCATCATCATTCTTAACAGCGTAAACCCAATGCATTGGTAACTATAAATTACATCTCTTTAACTCTCTTATCGTTCATAGTCTATTCTAACGCCTACGAGTGGTTCGGTTCTTCTTTCGATAGGTAGTACGCTTCTTAGTTTTTCGTGACTTCTTGCCACCTGAATATTGAGTTGTCGGGAGTTCAGGTCCTTGAATACCTAGTTGTCTTTTAATCTTGTATTTCTGCTGTTTTATATTCATCTTTGGAATTCCAGTTAAATTTTCAGCAATTAGACCTTCGATTGCATGCGGCATTCCGGTACGTAGACCCACTAATTCAGCATTGCGAACTCCACGTGCCTTTTCAAGTAGCTCAAGTCGTTTAATAGTAATAATTTCAAGAACTCCATCTTGACCTTGAGAAACGTATAACGTTCCAGTATTGTTTATTGCAATGTACATTGGAAACTCTAAGTTCGATTCACTATCTGGTTCTGCTTCAACTGTAGTAACAACTCCTGCAGGGGTAATCTTACGAATACGACTGTCGGCCATATCAGCAACGAATACATTTCCATCTTTGTCGATCGCAAGTCCTCTAGGTTTTTTAAATCGCGCTTCAATTCCAGTTCCGTCTTTGTATCCTTTTTCATATATAGACCCAGCAAAAATAGTTGCTTCACCTTGGAAGGTTATCTTGTAGATGCAAGAATGTCTATCTTTAGTTCCGTATACATTTCCATCTTTATCTACAGCAATCTCATTTAACATCTGTTGTGTCATAGCAAAGGTTGTATCATCTCCGTTTGGCTCAAATTGTCTGATAATTCTACCATCTTTATCGCCTACAAACAAATTTCCACGAGGATCAACTGCAAAACACGATATTGAATCAAATCTATACCCATATCCCTCAGCAAAGGTAGAAACAGTTCCATCTGAAGTGATTGTACGAATACGATGATTCCACGAGTCAACAACATAGAGAGTATCGTTATGACATACGATATGTGTAGGACCAGCAAACATAGCGGCTGTTCCATTTCCTTCTTCCATTCCTGGATCGTCTTGACCCGCAAAGTCAGAAACTTGGATATCTCCTGAATCGGGAATTGAAATTTTTACAATTTTATGACTGTTACGATCACGTTTTCCGTAAGTAGTCATATAAATGTTATTACGGCTGTCCACCGCAATAGGATTAGGATACAGATCTTCCATTATTATAGAGCCTAGTCAAAAAACTTTACCCCTTCAATCCCCTCTCCTTTAGTTCACGCTTCTGAGCACGTAGTTCAGCGTTCAGTGCGCGTCGAGTAGGATTCCGGAGTACCTTGAACAGATGGTGATGTTCCCGGAGATAGTCACCTTTTTTCATCACGATCAACTTGGTCTTTCGTCGATTCCTGCGTGTTTTCATTTCAACGCCCTTACACTGAGGATATACAAAAAGAACGCATTGGCCACACCTAGAATCAAGGTCGGAGCTGTACGCAGAAGCAACGCAACACCACGCTTAGGGGATACGGCTAGAACATAGAGTTCCATGAGAATCACTAGGCCGGCTAAGACCGCTACGATCCAGAAGAGTACATAATAGTACGTCTCGACCGTATCGTTGGACACTTTCTTCGTCAATTCAGATTCGTTCATTTACTTAAACACGACGACGAGTTTCGCGACCACCTTTGAGTGCTCTTACTCCACGTATACCAGTTCCAACAGGGGCAGTAATACCTATAACTCTCATTAGATTTTGAACAAATCCACTCAAATCTGGAACATAGTTATAATTGCGTTTGTTATAACGATCAATTCCAGTAGCATCTATAACTATTTTACCATCAGAAGTAGAACCAAGTATAGCTATTGATTTTGGGGTCTCAATAGGTCCTGTTATTTCTATATTTCCATTCTTAATATAGTTGAATGTAGTTTTAGGATCTTGTACACCTCCTGTATCGGAAACTTTTAGAAACTCTCCAACCACTTCATACGTTGTTGTTGACATATTCATTTGTTATACACGACGACGAGTTTTACGCGCCTTCTTGGATCGTGACTTAGTATGACGCTTGGACTTCTTGGTGCGAGTGCGTTTACCGCCCTTTTTATTACATGGACACCCGAAATAATGAATGATAGTGGCGTAGGCGCCTTTTCCGCCTTCTACGGCTTTACACGATCCGCACATAGGTTTTCCATCCTGAGTCATTTCTAGGGGTTTGCAAACATCACCGTAGCCTTTCGTCTGGCGCGCGGCTTCGATATCCTTCGCGATGCGGTCATCCAGCTCCTTCTTCTTGGCAGCCTCTTTCGCGGCCATTCTATCCTGCTGCTCTTACATGGCGGCATTATAGTTCGGACCATAGTCCTCAACATCTCGCCAGCTCATTGTTTATTCATACACTGCGAATAAACTCCCACTTCAAGTAGTCACAGATCTTCGCCCAGATTTGGTCATGTGCAATCAACCGGTCACGTGATTTCAACAGTGGAAAGTAGACTTTATATTCATCCAGATCCAGCAGTTCAAAGAACTTGTAGAGAATGTACGAATAGCTCAAGAAGTTGGTCCGGTCATTTGGACAGTACAGTAGAAACGGAGCTTGGATTTCTTGGAACATGGCTCGTATTTTTTCCTCAATCTCCGGTGTAATCGTTGGAGGTGGATTGCCGTTCAACCGACTCAAAATATGCGCTGCATGCTCATAGTATTTTGACCTTCCCAGCTTCTTCAGAATCTCACGAATCTCCTTTTCCGTCAGATCAGCAATGTTGTTGATGCGACGCTTACGGATTTCAAGGACAACTTCATTCATGACCTCTTCAGGAATCATGGTAGACTCTTTGGCCTGAAACTGGTTCAGAATCTCATTCAAATGGTTAATCTTCTTGTACGCGTAGTTATTACGCTCCTTCGGCGGATCACGAAACGAAGGGAAATCGGACACAACTAAGGAATACTCTTCGGATCCACATCGTGGACAGACTAAAATACCTTCTGAACTAATCTCTTCGCGTGCAACGTTACAGCTATTACAGTGTTCCGTCATCTGCTGAGTGACTTCGGGAGCGTTTCCAAGTTTCATGCGAGCGACATACTCGTCGAAGATCTGTTTCTTTGTCATCCCTGCAGATTCAACCGGAACGACTGCTGTGAAAAACTTCATGAATGTGGATGTATCCTTTGGATTCTGAGCCACTTGAGTCGGTCGGTCGTAGTACTCCATAAGGATGTCCATGTTTTTCATGTAATAATCCTCCACTGGGTTCGCACGGGCCAGTTCCGATTCAATTTCATGTATCCGTGCTTCCCACGTACTACACGTTACAACATCTGCAATCTCACCTGAAGTACGTAGAGTTTCAAGACGAACTCTAAGTTCTTCAGCTTCTAGTTTCAACTCTAACGTATGGAGCTTTGAATCGCGTAATCCCGACACAATGTCTTGATGTACCGAATCAAGTGTTCCCATGGACGTTGTTTCTGTCTCCCTGGCCTTTCTCACTCTGAACACATCCATATAGTTCGTCTTTCACCTGTTTCATGAAAGCAGAATTATCACATACGATTGGACGTTGTAGTCTAACCGCAGCTAAGAGCGTATTGAAATCAATTCCAAAGTGTTTACAGACAAACGTTAAGACCAAAAACGCAGACCGATTTACACCGGCTTTACAATGAACAAACACGGTTCCATTCGTTGAGCGTAAAAAGAGTCGCATCCAGTTCTCAAATTCCGGATACCAATCCAGAATGTGTACAAGTAGACTATCCACTGCATGCAATTCAGCATACTGTCCCGGATGTCGTGTTCTCCACCATTCTGGACAATCGTCGGCAAATGCGCAATTGACCACGTGGGTAATGTTGTATTTAGCTGCAAAGAAGGGAGTTAATTGATTTCCGGCGCCAAGCAGGATGCGTGGATAGACCCACGCAGGTGGGCATTGCATTATACACTCTCTGTATTAACCCAGAAAGCTTGTAATGACTACATTCACGAAATGGGCTAGGACGACCGATGCACCACCGATCACTGCAGCACCTTGATAGCTCACAACACCGTTCGAAGTATAGGCACTTGGAATGTATTGTAAAAGCAGATTGCGAGGTGTGGCCAACGACAAAATAAAGGTCGCAGCAAAGAAGGCAAAATACAATTGAAGATTTCGAAACATGAACGTCATGGCCGGAAACGATGGTTTGAAAGAAGGAGCCATTGCAGTTGCACTGGGTCCACCTTGACTAGCTTCCGGATAAATAGGTGGAGCTGACTGAGGGCCTTGAGGACTTGGGAGTAGAGCATCGAGAGAAGTAGAACCTTCCATTGTTTATGAAGAAGACGGGATTTCACATTGGGCATCTTCCACGCGGAAACGATAGCACTTTCCATCCACTTTTACGACCCGATTCATTGTTTCACGAAGAGGCACTGCAAGTGTCTTCAAGACTCCGTACTCACGGTGAAACACAAGTACAGCTAATCCAAGTCCGATAATGAATGAAAAAAAGGAAGCCCCTCGGTGAAGAACATGTGTAACGGGAACTGTGAACTTCATTACTTCTGTGATGCGAGGAGATTCAACGAATCCGGTTCAGCAGTACATGGAACTTCAGTGGCTTCAAAGCGGACACATCCGGTTTCAGTGTAGAACACTTCGGGACTTCCAGGTTTAGGAACTCCTTTCGTTGTCCGTGTCGGTGGAATAAAGACAGCTCCGAGAAACATTCCGGTAAGAACTCCTGCAATTAACCATTTGAGTTCAATCATTATTTCCTAGTAAGAAGAGATTGGACCACCGTGAACCAAATCAGAAACTGAAAAATGAGAGAGGCAATCGGTGTCAGCGCTGCGAGGAATGAAAAGATGAACTTCACAATCCATCCGGGTTGGGCACCTGGTCCTCCAAATTTCCCAAGCGTTTCTCCGTACTTGAAGACGAAGAAGATAAGGACACCAATCCACTTACCAAGAATTCCTAAGTCATCGGAAGGAACTGCCGTAAGAGCTCCACTGATATACGCACTTTGAAGGTATTCCCACTGTTTATAGGCCCATAGTACACCTAACGCCCAAATTACAATAAACGAGAAACCAAACAGGATCATACCCGCAGAGCTAGCGAAACTGGAAAGAACGTCACCCGGTTTTTGAACGAATTTCCCTAACGCAGACCGTTCTCCAAGGGCAACCTTCTCCGTAATCGTATAGTCTACACTATGATAGGCTCCGCTTTCATTCGTATACTGAATGGTTAATCTTGGAGGTGTGAGCTTTAATGGGTCAGAGTCTTTCGCTAATGTAATTCGGTTGTCTTTACGCAAGTCATCGTCCAGCTTTTGTACTGGAAAGTCAATCGCGCCATATTGACTACTTTGTTGAGTTGTTACATAGTCTACTACATCGATGGTTTGGTTTCCAACGATGTAGTCGGCACTCACAATTAGAATGTCTCCCATTGTTAATTGGCGAACACGAGATTTGCAAGTCCGCTTACGATTCGCAGGTAATTAATGGATTCAACGTAGACTCCGACCGAATACGTGTATGAAAAAATGATATTGTTGTTAGCGACTGTCTGTACGACCGAAAGGAGCTGATCCTGTGGGTAAATCAACGAACCTTCTGGATTTGCAGGTGTCGGTGCATTCCTGGCCAGTGGATCTGAAATCACGACCGGATTCTGACTCAATGCAGTGGATTTCAAGATACAAACAATGGATTGCGCGCCTGCACCTACAGCCGTTGGAAGAGGTTGTTGAAGCGAAACACGTAGAACGGCCTTATTGAACATGCTCGCATTCAAGGCTCCACTGGGTTGATATTGGTCGTTGTTCAATCCGAACGAGTACATATAAATTCCCGGAAGTGTTGCAGGTTGTTCACCGGTTGTATGCTTGTACTGCTGTAGAAGTGAGAAGTACTGAGTGGGTTTTGTAGCAAACCGTTGATTTCCATCCAGAAGAAGAATACCGTCAGTGATGACCTCACGAGGATAGACGGATGAAATCTGGTATTGACCGGATGAATACAATAGGTCTCCAACACTCGTTGTAATACCTGAAAAGGGTGCTCGGTTTGAATTTGTCCAATTCGTATAATTGTCCCAATCATTGGTAATCAGTTTATCGGACCGATGAGCTGCAAAGACAATCCGTGTCACCATATTGAACATTGGAATTTCTAGGTCTGAATTTGCACCATACTGACCTTCCTTTACAACATGACGAATCTGCTTAACAAGAAACGTTTGATCAGCTGTAGCGAGCTGATTCATTTCCATATCGGTCAAGTAGATGAAGTTACCTTCCAAATATGGGTTCGCATAGAACGTTGTTACCGTTGAAGTTGTAGACGCTCCAGTTACAGTGGGTGGACTCAAAAACATTCCAATTGGATAGGAACCCGTAGGTTGAATGCGTTGACCATACGATGGATTCGTAGAACCACTGACTGATGCGGTTGTCTGAGTTTGATCCAATCCTGCAATTGTGATTGTAGACGCGATGGTAAAGGTCGTGACTGTAGGAACAGACGTAACCGTGAATGTGTTATTCAATGGAATCGCAGTACCCAATAATCCTTGAAGTGTTACCGATGTTCCTACACTGAATCCATGTGACGTTACAGTTGTTACAGACACTGACGACCCGGTTGATACAACGGTTGAAATGGTAGCTGCAGCAATCGCTGGATTCACATCAATCACTGTATACAATTGATTCAATGGCCGAAGTGTGACGTTAATGTACACTTCTGAATTCTGAAGGGATACTAACGGTAAGACTAGACCGGGATTTTCGCAGAACCAAAAGTGAAGAGGAATCACGAGTTGACGTGAGCGAATCGAGGGTTCAGGGGTCAGAGTAAACGGCATTGTCGTAGGTAACGATGCAGGGGTCACTGCATGTGGATATTGGTTCATACGATCGTATGCATTGGCTGGATCGTAGAGCTCAGGGATGTTTCCAACCATCTGGTCGACCACACGTCGTTTGGCTGCATCATGTGTGAAATAGGAGTACATCTTCAACCATTCACCTGTGAGAGTCTGTATTGTCACGTTGTTCATCACAATATCCACATGGTCAATCAAGTTGTATCCGATGTTTTTAATCCATTGGAACTCGTATCCGATCGCAGTGCAGTTAGGTTCGTAGTCTGAAGGAGGGATTGTAACTGCAGCCATAGGTGACCAAATATCAGGAAGAGTGATCATCAAATAGGTATCGTGTAAAAGCTGTGCAAATCGGTCAATACGGCAACTGAGTGTACGTGTCTGAGTTGCATTGAAGTCAAGTTTGGAGGAAGAAAAGTCCATACGAACGGATTCCATTGCAAAGTTCGTATACCTTCGATACACTGCCCTGAAATGGGTCATCGATGGATTTCCGTTGATTAATTGATTTTGTGCCCCGACCTGGGTCAATTGCATCAAGCCACCCGGCATTTGTATTAACGCACACTGATTGTTTAGACTAATGAACCAGGAAGAGGTGTTGCACCTTGTGCGGCAATACAACACTCACTCACAGTCGGACGTAGACCTGCGGTCACATACGCGAGTCCAGGTCTTGAACCGGGCGCGAGACTTAAGTTCTGGGGATAGGGTACTTTCTCATATCGGGTAGCCTTGTTGGCTAGAACCGAAGTGATTACATAGTTATACCGGCGATGTGCAGGTGCAGGATCTTGTGTGAATTGAGCGGAAGCAATACGTCGTTTTTGCGCAGTCAAGTAATCTTGAGCAGAGTTGACCTGCATTCTATTTATACAGTGGGGAGAGAATAGACACAAATGAGGTTCGTTCTCGTAAGCACTCATGTGGATCAAACTACTGGATATTCAAAAGTCGTCTCTAATTTGCTCTCACAAGTTTCAACCTTGGCCCCAAAGGTGAAGACCTTCCATTTTGGATTTCAACGTCATCCAGAGAAGAAGAACGTTCGTAAAGCACCTGAAGGAGTGGTTGTCTATGATGCAGCTGCATGCGAGGACCCGAAAGAGGAGGGATTTGGATTCAATAAAATTCATGAGTACTTGGAGATGGTAAGTCCAGATGTGGTCATGATTTACAATGACCCGATGATCATTTCACGATTCATTACCTCCATGAAGTTCAAGAAGGGAGAATCACCCTATAAACTATGGCTGTACGTGGACCAAGTGTATCAAGGAATCAATCCACAATTGATGGATGAGCTCAATAAAGCAGCAGACCAAGTCTATTGTTTTACAGATTCATGGGCCAAGACCTATTCAGAGTATGGAAAAGACATTCCTATTCCTAAAGTCATTGAACATGCAGTGGATTCCACAATCTATTCAAAACTACCCACTTCAACCCGTATTACTCTTCGTAAGAATGTAGGTCTTCCAGCAGAAGCTATTGTGTTTCTCAATGCAAACCGTAACAGTCAACGAAAACGTCAGGATTTGACGATTATGGCATTTGTAGAATTGTTAAGACGTCACCCAGATAAACCGTTATGGCTTCTCATGGTGACCACTGTCGACCCTCAAAAGGGTGCATATTACGACATTCAACGAATCTTCGTAGATCAACTTGTACGTGCAGGACTTGACCCTGCTATCTATGGAAAGCGTATGGCGATTATTGATACAGCTCCACCCGTTTCAATTAGCGATGATGGTATGAATCAGATCTACAATATGTGCGATATTGGAATCAATACTTCAGATGGTGAAGGGTTCGGATTGTGCCAACTGGAACATCTCTATACAGGTGCTCCTCAGGTCATTACAGATGTTGGTTCGTATCGTTCCTTTATTCCAACAACCGTTGCATCCTATGTACACCCGGGTCCATTGGTCTATCAATCCGTTGCAATGCCTCTAGGCCTTCATGCTCCATCGTTCAATCCAGATGATGTTGCTAGCTCAATGACTGCAGTCATTGAAAAACTAGATACAATGAGAGCTGCGGTTTCAGACCTTAAGTTCAAGACCTGGAAAGAGGTCTGTGCTAATTGGGTTGAAGACCTCCGAACTATTCAAGCCAGTACTTAATTTGAGTTTCAGATACCTTCGTTCCGATTCTCAGTAATCGCTGATTGTCTTCAAAGGCCTGACCGTCAAAAATCTCTTTAGAATCCGGGTCCATGAAATACACGATGTCCTTAATCTTCAATTTTTGAAGACGTCTTTTCTTACGCGTCATATTGCGGAGATAGGTTTCATCCAGGTCATCGTTTTTGATATTAGGTTTGAAGGCTAGATTCTCACCGGTAGAACTACTATCAAATCGCATACAAGAGATTTGAGGCTTTTCACGTGAATGGAGTTTACGATGCACTTCGCAATCCACTGCAGATTGTTTGAGTAACACTGAAATTCGCTGATTGACCTTATCTTTTTCATACACCTTCTCATACAGGTATTCATCTGTGGACATAAACGTTTCCACTGGCGGATCGCCTTCATACCGTTTCAATTCAACGTCAGATTTACGAACTGCAACTACGTTAGGACCTTCTACGCCTTTACTTTGGGTCGGTGAAATCACGGATAAGTAAAAGCTCACACGGACAGTGCGTTGGTCCATCGGTAAGGATGCATGTGAACAAATACGAATCGCGCGTCCAATGACTTGGTCATGTCGTGCAGGTGTCCAGTGAGGTTCCATGATGTGCACATGACGAACATTGGCTAACGTAATACCTTCTGCACCTGAAGAGGTAGCCATCAGTAGACACAGCAGTTTCTTACCACGTTTCTCAATACTCGTCTTCAAACTGGGAGGGAAATTAGATTCGTATCGTCCGTTGATGATTTGACGCATCATTTCACGTTGTTCTTCCTTTTCCTCGCCTGAAAAGAAGGCATACGCAGGTTTATCTTCCATCTCATCTTCTTGCCATTGCCCGTTCTTATTGGTGATTTTGTAAGGCTGCCATCCATTTGTATCCAGAATCGCTGAAAAGACTCCAAGTCCTTCAAGTTGACGGTACTGTGAATAGATGAACTGATTAGGCCATACATCTCCACCGGAAGCACGCGTTGCTTCAATGTTGGTTAACATACGGAGTAACTTAGGACTATAGGTTTCAAGTGCCTTTGTACTGAGATACTTTGAAGCCTGAGCTCGTAAAGCTGCGAGAATCTCCGGTTTATCGGGAACATCTTCTTCCTTGACCACATCATTATAGGTCTTTTCTACCTTCTTCGTGATTGCCTTCAACTCAGATGGAACTGCATAGTTACAGGCTAACCTAGAAATCACGCGATACGACCCACCGTCATCGTTCATACTCAGCGCCTTCTTCGCATCTTGTTTGATTTCTTGAAAGCGTACATCCAGATACTGAACGAACTGTTCAGAGCTCATGTTCACCTTTTCAAGCATCTTGTCGTCTTCAACGCGTTTTGGAATCAAGCGTTCATCTGCACCTTTGAAATACGAGACAAGACCTTGAATACGTTTGGAAAACAGTAATGGATTTTTGATATTCAATCCATCCAGGAACATGCTTGCAAACTCTTCAAATTTGGTCGGTAAGCACTCTAAGGATTCAGACGTTACTCGGTCGACTGCGATTTCAGCTCCAACATCCGCTTGAAACTTCTTTTCCCAGTTTCTTACCCAATCCATCGCCAATGGAATGAATTCAACGTCTTTTTTGTACTGAACAGCTACACGGTCGCCAGCATCATTGTACACGGATCTAAAATGAGGAGGATTGCGTGTAAGGAGTGCATACTTTTTGACTGCATTGAACTCGATGGTATCGACATCCGGAATGGCTTTGAAGGCTGTTTTCATCTTCTCTTCGTCCCATGAGGTAGATTTACCGAAAGGAATGGTGATTCGTTCAATGGGTCCACGTAGGAGATTCATCAAGTACGCAATCTCATTCGGACGGTTAATCACGGGTGTTCCGGAAAGACCGACAATCTTACACTCAGTCGCGTTGTAGACTGCATCGTATAAACGACGAGCAATGTCGGACGAGTTGACGATACGTGAAATCAAGTTATGCACTTCGTCAATAATCACTACAGAGTCATTGAATGGACTGGGTAAAGGATCGGCTCCCTCAGCGGCCTTTGGAACAATCGCATCAATGTTCTTAGAGTTCAGACCGTTATAGTTAATGAACTTGAAACGTTGAGCAATGATATCTTCCACCTGTGCATTGATGGTATCCTGTGCAGTCTTGGGCAAGTCCTTGTAATTCGGAGTCTCGCCTGCAACCGTTACAAAGAACCTACCCGTTCGATCCATAAATCCATCGGAAATACCTAGTGCAAGTGCTTCTGCACGTGACGTCTCATTCAGTGTTTTTTCACGCCAATGTTGTTCAAGCACATAGACCGGTGCACCGCACTTTCTCAACTCAGACTTGTAGTTTTCGCGCAACGAAGCCGGTGTCAAGACCCAAATGGTTTTATAAGACATCAAACTCTGTGCGACTGCAATCGATGTACAGGTCTTTCCCGACCCTAGGCCGTGATACAACAGAATTCCTCGGTAAGGTGTCTCAATCAACAGATAGTCACGAATGAGCTTCTGATATGGGAACAATTCACGTGAATTGGATTGCTTTGTGCATAAATCTACGTCCTTATCTTCAGCATCCAGTGGGTCGCGGTCTTCTTTACGGTATTTCAAAAAGATGCGAGTGATATAGTCTGCGAATGCTTTTCGATTCGGGAGGACAAAAGAAGGTGCCGCCATTATCTTGAGGTGCGTTGAAATTATCGGGACGGATAACAATATGGAACCAGGATTTAGACATGCAATGGAAGTGGATATGAAACCAGGATCGAAACTGTACCGGGGTACTGTAACTGGATCAAAGATTGAAAAAGATCCTATTACAATCACCGCGGTAGATGGAAAAACTGCTTCGTATACAGGTACATCCGGTAAGGCAGGGAAGGGAAATTTTAGTTCCGATGAACTGGGAGTTACGATGGAATTTGGAAACGGACAAATAGCTCTCTATGTCAACGAAATCGAATCAAAGTATGGACCTTCACATGGTCTTGGACGCCGACGCAAGACACGCAAATCCCGTCGCAATCACCGTAAAACTCGTCGCTACCGTAAGTAATGGAGCCACTCACACGTAAAAATCACCGTATTTGGATGGTCTCAATCTATCTGTTTCTCATGGCCGCATTTCTCTACTTAAAACCGTCCGTCGCCTTTGGGCGTGAAGGAAGGATTCGTCCGTTTGGAGTTGAAGATCGTGAGTCCACCGTATTCCCTGTCTGGTGGTGGGTCTTCATTCTGAGTGTTGTAGCCTATTGTATGACGGTTTACTTTGCACGTTTTAGATTCGCTTAATACAATGAGCTGTCCGTATAAAAATCTGATTGGCGCACCGGGAACAGGCTTTCATTCGACACGATTTCTTGGCTTTTCTGTATGGGACACGATCGGAACCTTCGTACTGTTCGCAATTCCAAGCGCATGGTTCTTCAAGGGAAATGTATGGATTCACTTTGCGATCTGGATTGTACTGGGTGAGATTGCTCATTATGCCTTCGGTGTGCAAACAGCGGGGATGACTGCACTTGGAATCACAGCGTGCTCTCATACGTCTTAGCGATATTCTCTAATAAATCAAGCATTCCTTCACGCTCAATATGATGTGGCCGAATATACCCGCGACATTCTCGAAACGTCTTCCATCCAATCGCTGAAATCTCACGACGCTGCATGAACGTCATTTTCTGATGTACATTCACAAGTCCAGGAGACGTTAACATCGCCACGAAATAGACATGTTTATATTGAATTGCATTGAGACCTAGAAAGGTTTCCTCAAGACGTATACCGTTTAAGATTGTATAGGCTTCACGAGGAACATTGGTTTCCTCATTGAATTCACGAATGGCACATTCCAAGTCAGTTTCACATCGAACACGACGTCCTTTAGGAAATCCCCATTCAGGTTCTTTAAAGGTAGAAAGATACACTCTCATCATCACATCGCGATTCACTTGATGAAACCGTTCTTTGGATTGAACGTATTCAGGGGACGAATAATCGTCTCCCCACAACTGACGCCATAATGTATCAAAGGGTTCACAACAGATTGCAGTCTGTTCTTGAAGGGTCATGTTTACAAACAGACATCCTACATAACAGTGATCCTCTGGATCATACTTACCCCGCATGAATTCTGCGTAGCTCATACTGTCTTTTCGTCGAATCATTAGAATCTCAGCCGTCGTAATATCAACAGGTAGTTTAGGTTGGTTAATTAATACAATACCGCAGGATAGAACAGGTTGGGTACATGCCTTGAATACATGACCTTTTTCACCGCAATTATTGCAGAACATTGGTATCGGATGCTTTGTAGGCGCTGTCGTTCGTTTTTCCATTACTACTTGAATACCTTTCCCTTGTAAACATAAAGATGGGTTCATTCGCATCCAAGCCGCCCGCACCTACATTTCAACTTTCTACATCCACTCCTACAGCTCCAAAATCGGGTGGAGTCATGCAGATCGTCATTGCAATGGCGGCCATTGCTCTTTTTTTCGTAGTGTTGTTTTCACTTGGAAGTGTTGCAGGAGACATAGGGATTACAACCTCTCCGGATCAGGTTCCTACTGAAATTGATGGTAAAGTAGGAACGACTGTAGCGTCTGCGATCTCAGGATCCAATACAAATCTTCAATTTTGGATGTACATCAAAGATTGGAACTATAAGTTCAATGAGACCAAGCATGTGATCGCGCAAACCAGCTCAACGAACCCAGGCGTTCATGCTCCAAAGGTCACCCTTCATCCAACGGACAACTCATTGGATGTAACAGTCAGTGTCTATCCGGGTGAATCGGATCTAGGTACCTCCAACAATGGTTCAGGCTCTACGTACACTGTAACGCTTGAAAACGTTCCTCTTCAATCATGGTTCGCAGTGTCAATCTCCATTCATGGCCGCAGTATTGATGTCTATCTAAATGGAATGTTGGTCGTATCCGGTATCTTACCCGGTGTTCCAATGCCTGCAAGTGGAAACTTAATCATCGGTGGTGGAGGTGGATTTTCGGGTTCAATCTGCACAGTCCGTGCGGGTTCAGTACAACTCACTCCAGCCGATGCAGCGGGATTCTATTCAGCCGGAACAGGTTGTTCTTCATCCACTGCAGGTAACAGTGCATCCTCTGACCTAAACAATCTATCCCTCTTTGGATACACCTTCGTATTTGGAGTCAAGGATAGTGCTGGAAAGCAGGTTACAGGACTTTCAAGTTCAGATGTCTCAGGTTGGTTCTCCTCTAGTAAATAAGCATGAGTAGTGAGTTTAAGATTTTACTTAAGTGTCCAAGCCGATCAAGGCCTAAACAATTGATTGCAACCTTACAGAAATATGCGTCCATGGCGGCCCGTCCTGACCTAATAGGAGTCGTGATTTCTTGTGACGTTGACGATGCTACAATGACTGGAACAGATGTTCAACAACGCCTCTTCCAGACTATACAACCGTTTGCATGGAAATCCATGTATTATGGTGCAAACACCTCTAAAATTGAAGCCTGTAATGCAGACATTGAAAAGGTAGACTATCCATGGGACATAATCGTACTTGTATCCGATGATATGATTCCTGAAGTACGCGGATATGACCAAGAGATTCGTCGTTCGACTACCACGGACCTAGATTGTATTGTATGGTTCAATGATGGATTTCAAGGCTACAAACTCAACACATTGTCGATGTATGGCCGGAAAATGTACGAACGTTTCGGATCGATGTACTGTCCTGAATACAAGAGTCTCTATTGTGATACTGAACTAACCGATTTATGTAAGGGTCCTTTGAAAAACAAGACAGTCTATAGTCCTAACTGTATTATTCGTCATCAGCATCCGACACTTGGATACATGAACGCAATGGATGCACTGTATATGCGAAATCAGAAGTATTTAGAACAAGACCTTCGTACCTACATCCGTCGTAAGACGTATGAATACGATCTTTCCATTCTGATTGCAACTTTGTTTGAACGTCGTGTACAGTGTCAACAATTAAAGGAAACGATTCGCGAGAAATTTCAACGTCTATGTCCGGGTCTCCGTCTAGAAATTGTTGAACGAATTGATAACCGTGAAGAAAGTATTGGATTGAAACGACAACACTTGCTTCAAGATGCAAAAGGGAAATACAGTGTATTCATTGATGACGATGATGAAGTCACAGATGCATATTTTGAGGACTTTCTCGTATGCATTCAATCCGGTGATGATGTGATGAGAATTCGTGGACAAATAAAGGAGTATACCTTTACTCACAGTCTTGAATATCCGTTTAACGGAAAGATGTTTGTAGATGGTATCTTTGTTCGTCCACCCAATCATTTGAACCCAATGTTATCAGACATTGCAAAAACGATTCCATTTGAAAATGCGATCCGAGGCGAAGACTCAAAATGGGCCTTTTTAATGGCCAAAACTAAGCTTCTTCGTAGCGAAACACGAAGTGATTCTTCACGCATTCATTACATCTACAATCTTCAGGAACGTACAATTGATGAAGCTACAATTATCTATCAACAGACGCATACTCATGAGGAATCCTTTAAACTATACTATATACCGGCCAATCCACAACCGGTTCCACCGAAAAAACCGGAACCAAAGAGAATGGGTCTGCGTCTTACTTCAAGAGGCTTTGTTTCTAAGTAATGAACAATGGATCCGACTACATTAGGTGCAGCTGGACTACTTGTACTTGGAGGCGCAGCATGGTTTTATTCAAGTTCAACAGACCCAACTTCTGTGAAGATTCAAACCGGAACCCAAAGTGGAACTGTTCCGTTTACATCGAACGCTTCATTACCGAAGTCATTCAATCAATCCGAAGGTGCAACCTTTTCATTTGACGGATGGTTCGTGATTCAAGATTTCACTACGATTGGATATGGTCAGAAACGTATGATCTTTTCACGAGCCGACTGTCCAGGCCTCTATATTGACAGTACTTCCAATTCGTTGATTGTGAATGTAGATACATTTGGCTCAATAGAGACCATCATGATCAGTAGCATTCCAACTCAAAAGTGGATACATTTTGCGATTGTGATTACACAGTATTCAGTGGATGTCTACATTGCCGGAATCTTACGACAACATCATACGTTGACTCAACTTCCTAAGCAGACCGATGCACCCATTCAAATCGCAGCGTCTAGCTTTGATGGCCAAGTCGGTGGATTGACCTATTACTCACGTGCACTCAGTGCGGAAGAAGTTGCAGACAATGCAGCTTTGAGTCCACCTGCATCTGTTGTTACGGAACCTGCTTCTGGATGGCGACCGGATATTACCTGGTACACAGGGCGATAAAATATGACGGCTAAGTAAATGAGTTCCGGTAGTCAAAACGGTACATCAGTTGCAGGTCTTCAAGGAATGGTCATTCGTGACGCATCAGACGTAGTCACGCAAAGTCGGCTACGTCTCGTGTTCACAACGAATAATTCAGCGAACTCAGGGTACAGGGGGTCAAATGCATACCGTTCAAAAGGTAATCAAAACAGTTATGACTTTCTTCTTCAGGTCCAACGAGGACTTCGTGAATGGAACGGAGGACTTCTAAGTAACGGTACCTTGTCCAACGTAGGTATGGGTAATGGAATTACATTTACTGCTGGAGCTATCCGCACAATTCCACCCAATGCATATGCAACTACAGCTAACATTACAATTTCCAATACAATCCCAGTACCGAATTAAACCTGCATACGTGCTTTTCGTGTTTTCTTCAGAACTTCACGTGCTTTCGCACGTTCAGTCTTGGTGGACTTTGGATTGTAGGTAAAGAAATACTGAACGAAATCCGGAGAGGATTTATTCTTTTTCACCTTATCGTAGAGCGAAACTCGTTCACGACGTAACTCTAATAATTCTTTTTGAACCCCTAAGCATTGTGATGGAGTCAGAAGTGCAAATCGTCGCTTCGGCTTATTATCTGCTAATTCTACCAGACGTTGTGCTACACATAAAAGGCGCGACACATCGTCTCTGGACTCTCCTGAATAGATCAGGGCCATGAAAAACATCACCAAGGTTGGAATACTTGCGATTCGTATACCTTCACCGGTCGTATGATAACTGTGACACGCTTGTGTTTCATAGAATTGATAGAGTACCGCACCTTCGTTATCTAAAATATCCGTGCGAGCAGGAAGAATCTCAGAAGCCTCATGTGTTTCAACTTTGTGGCCTTTTGAAAGCTTATCAATGGTCTCCTTCTCAGCAAGCAGGGTTACAGGTGTATACCATACGGCCTTCTTTTCATGACGTGAAACGGCAGAGAACCCAAGAAGTACAATTGGATTGTGTTTCAACATGTCCAACGTGGCTCGTTTCTGTTCTGCGGAAAGTTCGTCCGGTGCAGTCGGTACGTTCTTACATGTTATCGGGTATCGTTTGTTGAGAAGCGATAAACGGGTATACACCTTTTCCCAACGAGACACATCTCCTTCCGGACGTGAGAGTTCCAAGTACATGGACATGCGTAGAAAATCAGGAGGGACATAGTGAATACTGTGTCGTGTGAGTTTCTCGTTCCATAATTGATTGAAAATCTTCGGGATAATGAAGGTGATGTCTGCAACTCCATGGTAATCTGCAAAGACCTTGTAGGTTCCGAGATGGACACCGGGCTTCACTTCAACACTTTCAATTCCGGCCGCCGAAAGTTGATTGGCTAATTCCATTCCATGCTCCTGAGGTGTTTCACTGAAGAAGTCATAGTCTGGAGTTTCGTCGGGTCCATAGAACTGTTCCTCTTTGGGAAGAAGGTTATTGATGGCCGTGCCTCCATAACACATGACACGGTGAGATTTCAAAAAGGCTTCAACGATTCGAGTACTCGTTGTAACGGAAGGTAATTCTGCATCTCGCTTTGCGAGCATCTCTGCCTGCTCATTTGCGACAGCAATGACGCTCTTGAGTTCACTCATTATTCTAAGCGTCCAAAAAACGAATCCGGTTTTGTTTTTTTCCTTGAGAGGCAGCAAGATGCCAGGTCGGTATAATCTTCGTAAACGTAACAATCGCACTACATGGGTAAAAGACGAGACTTTGAACCCTGAACCAGAGTCCGAATCAGACACTGAAGACGACGACTATGTTCCTGACGAGTCCGAGGTTGAGTCCGAGGAATCCGAAGAGGAAGAAGACGAGTCCGAAGAGGAAGATGAATCTGAAGAGGAGGACGAACCTGTCATTAAACTTCCTAAGGGCGCAAAGGTATCCGTGAAACTTCACGTTCATACCATTGTCGGCGGTAAAGGAAAGTTGGTGATTGGTGCAGATGAATCCGAATCCGAATACGAGTCCGACGACGAGTACGAGTCTGAAGAGGAACAGGATGACTTCATTGACCACTTGATGAACAAGTACGTTCCGGCGAACAAGCGGGGTAAGAAATCCAAGGTGTCAAAACGTGAACCCGAATCTCCTGCAATTGAACTCAATGAAGACGAAGAGGATTATTACGAAGACCTGTCTAAGTCAAAACGTCGCAAGTTGAATGAACAGATGAAGCGTATTTCGAACCTAGTGGACGATGGCGAAATTCCCATCAAGTTCAAGGTTCTGGAATTACCGATTGCCGATGCACTCAAGGCAGTGGTCATCAAGAAGATTGATAATCTGAATGAGATGGACGGGTCTGAAGGATATAAACTCAAATCATGGGTCGAATCCTTCCTTCGCATTCCATTCGGAAAAATTGTACCTCTTCCAGTGAAGCTCAGTGACGGTGTGACTCCCTGTGCAAAGTTCTTATCGGATACTCGTTCAACCTTAGACCAAGCCGTGTATGGAATGCCTGCAGCCAAGGCCCAAATCATGCAGACGCTGGCACAGTGGATTTCAAATCCTAGTTCTGCAGGTAACGTGATTGCACTCAAGGGTCCTATGGGAGTTGGTAAGACATCGTTCGCAAAACATGGTGTGGCTAAAGTTCTACAGCGCCCCTTTGAGTTCTTCAGTCTGGGCGGTGCATCCGATTCGGCTAACTTTGTAGGTCATTCCTATACCTATGAAGGGTCCATGTGGGGTCGTATCGCAGACGCTCTCATGAATGCACGATGCATGAACCCGGTGATGTACTTTGACGAAGTAGACAAGGTATCCACGACGTCTCACGGCGATGAGATTGTGAACATGTTGATTCACCTTACAGACCGTTCACAAAACAGTCAATTTCATGACCGTTACTTTGCAGGTGTAGACTTTGATTTGAGCCAGTGTCTCTTCGTGTTCTCATTCAACGATGAATCCAAAGTCCACCCAATTCTACGCGATCGTATGCAAGTCATTACATGCTCAGGCTACAACTCTGAAGACAAACACAACATCCTTACGAAATACGTGTGGCCTCAAGTCCTTGAGCGTATCCAACTCACAGGGCAATTAACACTGACCGACGATGCAGTCAAGTTCATGATTGCTGAATACAGTAAAGACGAAGAAGGTGTGCGTACTCTCATTCGAACAGTTGAATCGCTTGTAACACGTATTAATCTATTACGAATCGCAGACGAAGACACTGCAAAGGAATACGTGTTCTATCGCAAAATCACACTTCCTTACACGATTGATGTAGAAGATGCTCGTCACTTACTCAAAGACATGGCGTCCACTGTGAACGAATCTTGGAGACATCTCTACACTTAAAGTGAAATCCATTCCAAACTGGATACAGGCAATTCAAGACTGCGTGGAGAATCATCCATGGTTGAAAAGATACAGTTCAATGTCGTACACGATGAATCCGGTAAACATCCAATACAATACTCAATCGTTTTTCCTTTGAACACAAAGGGGCGACTGATGAATTTAGGTTTATACTGTTCTCCAAGTCGCACGAATAGATGGAAGTACTTGCGAGGTTGTGTGTACTCAACTGTATGCACTAAGGCCCAGGTTTCACCGGGATATTGAGGAGGCCTAAATGCCGGAGCCGATCCCCGGAAATGATGGAAGTAATACGGTGTAATGTGCTGAGTATGAAACGATAATTCATCCCCTTGAATGGTTCCTACACGAAGTAGTGGACTCCATCCATAGAGGATATCGTCCGTTCCATTCACAGGTAGCCAGTTCTTTTCACACTGTTGTTCACCGGGTGATTTCAAAATACGACCGTTCAAATAGAGTCCATGAATAGGATCGTATTCAGACTGGAAGATACGAATCTTTTCAGTGTATTCCCACGTTGTGGCTGTACAGCATAGTTTTCCAGAGCCATTCGTATACACTCGCACATCTTCAAGACCTACAATGTGTGCGCCCGGCTTTCGAGGAAGTTGAACTGAATCGTCTCGCATCTTGAGTGTTTCACCTGTGCTCGGATTGTAGAATGCATTCTGAGTGCGTACAATACAATGTTCACTGACTGAACCGTTCTCTTTCATAAGATAGCTTCCAGTCTGTGGGTTGATCGTGTAATTTACAAACCGAACATTGTGCATGACTTTTCCTTCATGAAGGAACGTGGATACCGATGTAGGATGATAGTCTTCTCCAAACACGTCCCGGTCAATAGGATGCGCTTTAGTTGCATACGTTAACGGTTCAATGTAATAGGGTAGATTTCCATAGACATTGTCTTGATGCGGTTGGTTCTGTAGCAGGTACTTTACAGACACATCCAGGCCCTTACGTGCTTGACCAATGTAGTATAAGAGAATGGTTGCTTCATAATCGAACAAACCTGTATAGACATCCTTTTCAACAAACAATGCATCGGTTGTCATTGGAGCTGAAAGACCTAATTGGGTATAATGGTAGGCCTTATGATGCTGTGAATGTTCGCGGAAATACTTTGCAAGTTGATAGATGGACTCTAGACGGCTTGGACGACGTTCATACGCTTTCAACATCCACTGCTCAAACTTAGGAATGTTCTTCAGTGCTAACCATGATTTTCCAATCATGTAGTGACTGTACCATAGTTCCTCTTCCCAACCGCCGATTGCAATTCGTTTCTTATACATCGCAATACATTCCTTCAAACGACCTAGGCCATTATAGGTTTGTGCAAGGTAGAACATATACCGACCATTTTCAGGTTCATCGTTCAATCCTTGCTCAAGGAGTCGTGCATCCCGTTCAAATTTATCGGCTTTGCATCCACCGTCGTTACGATCATCAATGAAACAGGTTTCAATCGGTAGATGTTTGGTAGGACCGTCCCAGTACTCATGAGTCACACCACGGCATGTCCATGCATGGTCCATGCGAACGATTCGGGTGTTTGGATACTCAAGATTTCCGGCCTTTTGTACGACAGTGTATCCCTCGTGTTCTAACGGTATAGACTTCAATTGTAATGGAACAAACACCATGTCTGCATCCAATAAAAGACCGTACGTAGTCTTCAGATCCCATCCGTTTTTTTTCAGATAGTTTTGTGCATTGACGAAACTAGCCGTTCGGTTAGTTCCGAAATCCTTCCACACTTCGCTTGTCAGGCATCCGTCATGTGTCTTTAAAAATTCAGCTGCAATTTCACGGGATGAATCGGTTGACCCGGTATCGCAGATACAATATGCATCTACGATATCCTTTACAGCCTCAAGACATCGAAGAAGGATTTGCTCTTCATTTTTTATCATGAGAATCAAGACGAACTTTGGCAGTGACATGTGCGTCGGTTTAATGAAACTCCTAGACTCGTCTGTAAACAAATGAACACCGAGTTTGTTAAATCCAGTCTTCGTGAAAATTTGACGCGTGTTCTTGTTCCACATGTTTCAGATGGTCTTTGGAGCATCTATGATTCAGCAAAGTCTGCATGTGAACGTAACGGACAGACTGACCAGATCCTGAAGACGTTTCAGAACTTATTGACTCAGATTCCTAAGTGGACTCCGGAAACGTTGAAGAAGGAGGTGGACCGTATTGCAGTTGCGTCGAAGTGCGAGTACATGGAAGATTTATTGCTAGGTGTCTTTGTCAGTTACATTCGTGCGTTTGCTGCACTTCAGCAGGTTGAAAAGACGCATGTCGAGATTGATTTCAAGCGTCCGTCCATTGAAACCTTCGTTCACTCGTTGTATAAACAGTCAGCTCGTCTTGCATGGAGTTCAGCTTACCTCTTCAAAACCGTCGGAGTGACATCGGAACAGCAGGCACGTAATCGTCGTGAAATTGAGAGTATGATTGGAGGTGCAATGAATGAAGTCATTGATAGTTTCATTCCATGGAAGGATATCAGCAAGGCCTACTTCCAACTACAAACTTCAACGGAAGGTGGTTCTGAACCTGTACCGGAACCTGCGCCTGCGCCTGCCCCTGCACTTGTTGAACCATCCAAGGCGGTTCAATTTGATGAAGAAGAGGATGAAGACGAGTATGCGCCACCCCCTATTTCCTTGGGCGAGGACCTTAAACTCGATGATTCCGAATTCGAAACCGACGAGGACGACGATGATGAGTCTGTGAAAATTACGGCTGAAGAAACGGTGTCCCTCAACTTATAGTTCGTTTGAGTACGAGTATAAAAAAATGGAGTGCGAGTAAATGTCGGAACTCTACACGTATGGAATGATCGTCTCGGCAGTCATGGTGGTTGCGTTGGTTCTCTATGTAATGGACCGTCGCGGCAAGGATCAGCCGATTGATACAATGGATGCCGCCAAGGTAGGGGGTGGCGCAGGAATACTCAGTGCAGGCATTGTGTATGCACTAGGAGGCGCCGATGCGGCAGAACCTGTTGTCAATGCAGTTCAAGAAATGTTCACTGGAAAACCTTCTTTCTGAGGTTCCAAAACTTTCTTAAGTTCATAATAAATGTATATGTCTCTGTATCTTGCCGTGCTCTTCTTCGTGTTGACCCCAGGTGTTCTTGTCTCCCTTCCTCCCGGTGGTTCCCGCATCACTGTTGCCCTCACCCACGCAGTAGTCTTCGCCATCGTGTTCACCCTCACCCGTAAGTTGGTCGCCCGTTCCATTGGACATTAATCGCTAATCACTAACACGTTCGTAAGCGGTGAAACAGCGACAACATACTGACTAAACTTGGAAATCTCCTTTCTTGGAACTGCACTCTCTTTCAAATACCGGGTGATTGCCTTGTACAAATCAAATCCATGATAGCGGTCATGATTATCTCCTTTCTTTCGTAAAATTACAGATGAACCATTCGGAAGCGTCGTCCATTGTTTGAACATCTCAAATAATGGATGGTCGGTCACCTGTTTGGGCCCCTCTGGAAACATCTCCCAAAACACACTTGAAACGAAACGAGCCAAATCAAAGGACGGATTCAACGGAATACGAGGATGTTTGGAATCGTAGAAGGGTTCTAGGTTATACTGACCTCCTGCCTCTTCATCCGGTTTGAATTGTGAACTCATAAAGAACCTAGGTTCTTTCATTCCGGAAAGACGTACTGAAAACGTCGCACGATCAAAGTCAATGATCTTAATCAACACTCCAAACGTAGGGACTCTATAGTTCACTCCATAGTGTCGGTAGTATAGAAACTCCTCAGTGGTTGGAACGTACATCACATTGTTTCCATGGAGGTCATTGTGAATGAATCCAAAGTTACGTTGTGCATACGCGAGTGCAAACACAATCTGTGCAACCCATGCAGTATGTTTCTGCGCATCGTCTGTTGTTTTGAGCAGATCGTAAAAGGTTCCAGTGCACTTTTCCATCACAGTCGTTACAACCGGTACTTCAGAGAACGTCGCCCATGCAAAGTCTTCATCGCCTTCACTAGGCAATGAATCTGTTTCATTCTCACTTGTTTCACTGCAATCACACGACTGGATTTCATAGACATCTTCATCGTCTAGTTCGGACTCTTCACTAAAGTCTGAATCGGACTCTAAATCGTATTCTTCTACCATATCCTCTACTTCAGGCTCCTCCACCGTTTCGGCTTCAATGTCTTCTGCGTCTAATTCTATCTCTTCATCGCCTAATTGAACTGCAGCTCGTTGTCCACGTGTATGGGTGAACGCATCACCGCCTTCGGAACGCAGACGTAGTTCAAACGTTTTACCAATTTGGTCTACGAACCACTTGCGTTCGCACAAGTCTTCGTAATCGTCTGAGATATTGATTTCATGTTTAGAAGCCATGGCCGCATAGACACCGTAGACCCGTGGAAAATGAGCACATCCTGAACTGGAAAGAACCGAAGAGGCCAATGCACCTACATAGGCAGCAGTATGAGGACTCTGCATCTGGTCGGAATAACTCTTTGCAGTTTCAGCGGGTTTTGGAAGACCCGGAGAAGAGTATTCACCTTTCATCGTCTTAAATGGACTCAAAATCATGGTGGTTTTGCGATGTACTTCAAGGACTTGTCCTTTAGTTGTCTTAATATGACTCGCATCCACAACACTCTCTACTTCCTCTGGAAGTTTGAGTCCGTAGTCCGACATAGCCGTTAATGTTTCAGTTTTGAACAATTGTTCGAGGGATGGAAAAAAGGGTTGAACATGGTTTAGATTCCACTGAGTCGCCTGTAGTTTAGGGAGTCGGTGTAGTCGCAATTCCACAGCTTGTGTCCTTAGATCTTTCACCATTGTGTTGGGTGCGGGGAATGAAACATCGTAAGCAGACGCAGAACACTTTCTAGGCGACAGAACAAGATGAACTTCCAACTACGTAAGTTCGATATTAACATGATCAAAGACCGTTGCGATATTGATTCTCGCAAAAGTCCTATGATCGTCGTGATCGGGAAGAAAGACACTGGAAAATCGTTCTTAGTTCGTGATATTTTATACAACACTCAGCATGACTTTCCGGTAGGAACTGTGATCTCAGGCACAGAAGTTGCGAACGAGTTCTTTCAGCATATGGTTCCCTCCAAGTTCATTCACGATAAGTACACACCGGATATCGTGACCAACGTCATCAAACGTCAGATGTTAATGAAACAGAAACGAAACACTTCTAAGACAGGTGGACAATCCAATGTAGATCCACGGGCCTTCTTGATTTTAGATGACTGCTTGTATGATGCAAGTTGGATTAAGGAAGAGTCTACTCGATATGTGTTCATGAACGGACGTCACATTGATATGATGACCATTATTACCATGCAGTATCCACTGGGTATTACACCCAATTTGCGTACAAACGTAGACTTTGTCTTCGTTCTTCGTGAGAATATCCTAGGGAATCGTCGTAGAATTTACGAGAATTACGCAGGTATGTTTCCGACGTTTGAGATGTTTTGCACGTTCATGGACCAGTGCACTGAGAACTTTGAGTGCCTCGTCATCTGTAACAATGTGAATTCAAATAAGTTGGAGGACCAAGTGTTCTGGTATAAGGCCTCTGAACATCCACCCTTCAAGATGTGTGACTCTTCTTTATGGGCGAACAATCAACCGTTTCATTCAGCGATTCTGGCGGCTAACGAGTATCGCCCCGGCGCCGTGCAGAAGAAGAACGCCGTTTCCGTGTGGGTGCGGAAGGACGGTGGCGGTGGTGACGCTTAGTACGGCGTCTAGAACCTCCTGTAGTTCCTGTAGGTTTAGAACTCTCGATTTGTTGACTAGTTGGTACAACATCCATGACTTCCTCTGATTTAGGTAATTCTTTGACCTCTTTATTGATATTTTCAATAACCTCAACAATCTTAGTAGAAGAGGTAGGAACGTCTGGTACGCTTGCTGCAATGTTAGAAAGACGATCTAAAGCTCCCTTCAATTTTTGATATTTCAGTTTCTGGTCCTTGTCTGCTGTATCGATCAGAGCTTGAATTCTCTGTCTGTCTTTCTCTTTTGACTCTTGAATAGCTCGTTTCATATCTGAAACTGTTCTTGCTTCAGGAGATTGGATAAACGCAGCAAGTGTAGGACTATACGATGCGATTGCTGTACAGATAATTGGAATCAATGCTACTCCAGGACCGAAGCAGGTTGCAAGACCCGTTGCAGCTGCGGTTGTTCCGGTGATTGTCCAAAAGTTATTCTTTACATACTCCGCCGCTGTATTTCGTAACCCTGTATCAATCTGCTTGATTCCGGATACAATGGTAGCTAAATTAGGATCCGGAGGTGTTTTTTGTACAATTGCTGTTGTTGTTGGTGGTGGAGGTCCAATAGGAGGAAGCTTTGTTTGTGATGGTGGACCAGGAGGAATAGGACTCGAAGTAATACTACCATAATCATCAGTAGCTCTCACTCTTTTTCCAGGAGGACCAGTACTACTAGTAGGTTCAAAAGTTCGCTTTTCACCAACACCGCCTCGTCTAGCTTTCCTTCCACCGTTAGTGGTGCAGGTTAAGAACTCACCCACCGCATTAAAATCTGTAGCAGATTGTCCGAATCGCACAGTGGGTTCATCTTGTCCTCCCTTTTTTGGCGGTACAACCAATTTTGGTTGAACTCCATGTGGATTAAATACAGGAGGTGGTCTTTTTAGATCAGGTCGCACAGCAGGCATCTTATTCTACTTCAAGATTTTACTCTCTCATCACTCCCTCTGAAGGATGAACCGGCTTGGATGCATCCTCAACAATGTCTTGAAGTTGCTTCTTTTCCGCAGCCGCTTCAAGCGCGTTTGCCTTCTTACGCCTCTCGTTCTCCTCCTTCTGCTTCTTGATGGACTCCTCGCGCTGGTCGGCGAAGAACATCTCCTTATTCACCTCGTTCTCCTTGTACCTGCGCATCAACTCGTTGAGCTCCTTCTCAGCGTATTCGACTTCAGGCATGAGATGCTCCGATGGATCCCAGGGTAACCACGCACCGACCTTGCCGATGAACAAGTTGTCCTTCGGGTATCGGCGTTGAAGTACCTTCGCAAACATCTGAGTCTCTTCCACAGTTCCGAAGCATCTGCGAACCTTGACGCCGCGCATGTTCGTTTGGAACTCAACCTTCTGGTCAAACATCTCTTGTAGTTCCTTCTCGTTCTTGAGTTGGAAGACCTGATATTGTTCATGAATATCTGTCTTCTTCACGTCGTCGTTGTGAACCTTCGTGAACTCCTGAGCGTCCTTGAAGAGGTCATCTACTTTGAGTTCGTATTTACTGGCGAGAAAGGCCATCAACTTCTCAAGACCCTTAATCTTCCACTCATAGTCCATCCACTCAATGAAGCGTTCAAACATGAACTCCTGTTTCTGTTTGATGGTCTTTTCGGGACTTAAAAAAGAGATAATACAGTACTTCTGTGTTGGGATCTCGGGATCCTCATCTAAATAATCAATGTGTGTTCCATCCTCTTCGTTCTTTGGAAGAATTTGACGCTCGCTAGGCATTTTTTGAAATACATCTTCTCTTGTGAAAATAGCAAATGTATGACTTGTTAACCACTGCTCTTCTGTTTGTATTGTTGACTCCAGGTCTACTTCTTTCACTTCCATCCTCTACGCATGGAGACTTAACCACTGCGCTCGTTCATGCACTTGTGTTTTGGATTGTGTTACGATTCGTTGCATCTCGTATCTCATGGTGGGTGATTTGGCTAGTCGCCATCGTGGCCATCGGATATAAGATGTCTACATCTTCTTCAACCGGGTAAAAATTATTCGTGTATCCTTAACAAATGGATTCTAAGCCCAAGCCCACCCCTTCCGGTATTGATATGAGTGATTTAGTGATGCGTTTAGTCAAGTACTTCCTTGAAGGTTTGGCGGTTGCAATTGCAGCCTACGTCCTTCCTGGAAAGACTCTCAAGGCATCTGAGGTTGGAATGATTGCACTAGTCGGAACTGCAACCTTTGCAATTCTCGACATTTATGCTCCAAGCGTTGGCTCTTCTGCAAGAACCGGCGCAGGATTCGGTATCGGTGCAGGACTCGTCGGCTTCCCGAGCGGAGGTCTAGCTTAAACACTCGCCTTCAACCCATCCATAATTAAATTTGTAACACCTGTCGTCACAGCAGTCGCATAGGCATTTTGAGTATGTTGCCCAATCGTAAGAAGTGTTGAACACACTGGACTTGCAGTCGTAAACAGTGTCTTCACAATCTCCTCGACGGTATGCGGAATACAGATCCAATTATGCGCGCTCATAGTCACATAATGAACTCCGTAGTTTAACACCATAGCCAAGCCCACTTTACCAATCACTTCCATTTACCCCTTACAAGAGATTCTATACACAATATGAAGACGATAGTACGTTTCCATGGACGTTGGCTTGAGATTTCACCGCGTCCATATGAACCCGAGCGCATGACGACGGACGTCGCATGGATACAAATCAAAGAAGATGTTACAGCTCAAGAAGCCTATCGTCTCTGGTATGAAAAACAGCGCACAATTTCTCGCTTCTTTCAACAATGTGGATTGAAGCCGCCCTCCTCGTCTTGATTTTAGCCATTGTGTACCGTTTTGTATGGAAATCAGCTCCTAAACGCGAAGTCCCCCTGAATAAGGCCCGTCTTTACTTTTTCTATACAACGTGGTGTGGACACTCAAAGAAGGCAATGCCTGAATGGGAGAAGGTCAAGGCTGCACTCGCGTCAACCCCGGTATTTGGATCCACAACGGTTGAACCGGTTGAAGTCGATGCTGAGAAGGAACCCGCACTTGCATCGTTATATGAAGTCAATGGGTATCCCACCATTCAGCTTGAAACCTCAAGCGGAATCTACGATTTCAACCGAATGGTCACCTCCGACAACGTCCTGAACTTCATTCGTGATACGCTTGGAAAAGAAGCGAAGGGCTTGTGAGTATCCTGCATCAATCATTCGACGTTTATCCTCCTCCGTCAACTCATCTAAGACGTTGATTCCTTCAATGTTGAGATTGACGGCGTCTGCATGAACACGTACTGAACGTATTCCGGCCCATAAGGTTCGAATCATATCAAAGAGGGGAAGAGATTCCAACATTTTAGGAAAAATAGCCCTTGTATCGTATGCAATGTCTAAGACCAATGTACCCTTAGGCACTGCATCATACATGTTTTCCATATACATCCCT